GGACATACGCTATAGAAATTTGCGACCCAAAGTAAAAATCCAAAACCCAGGCAAGATGCGAACATCTTACTAGGGTTCTGTATATAAAACCTTTGAGCTACAAATAGCACAACGTAAGATGTATAAACGTCTCATCCAGGAATGGACAGGTATCCATACCCCTGCTCAGCCGCCGAGCAGTATCCTGATTTTCTCCCCATGAGAAAACCTCTTGCGACATTTTAAAGACTGTCGTCTATCCCCATATACAATATATATAACATAAAATATAAAGTAAAATTGTATATAAATAGCCATGATCGAACCCAAAAGATCTAAGCTGCTGTAGGATCATTATATGCGTAATAAACTGGTGCTCCAATAAAGAGTCCCAATTGAAAATCTTCCGCTGTGGAAATATATTTATCAATTCGCATGTAAACGTCACCATCAGAATCTTTAACTTCTGTAGTAAGTTCGTGGCCAGTATAAGCCCCAGCATAATAATTAAGATCCCTAGCAGGAACAAATCTCTGTCCCGCTGTATAAAAAGGAGTCTCATATTCTAAACAGGGGTTATTAAAAGCTGGCGTAACCGCAGTTCCTCCCAAGGAACCACGCAAAGTCTCCAGCATCTGACTTCGCCGATCTCCAATATTAGTTGAATCCAATGGGTGTGCACTCATCGAATTACTAATACCTAAGAGATCATGTCTACCAACACCAAACGATCCACTATGGCCACGCGCATGCTGATCGATGAGCATCGCTTTATGACGCAACGCTCCCCTTCGCATAACAAATGCAGGTGTTAAATAATTCAACAAGGTTGTATTACAAAAACTGTATGGAGCAGACCCTCCGCCACTCGGTACACCGGCATCACCACCGTTTGCATCCCATCCTCTGTAGTACGGAAAATCCGTAAGGTCAATCGAAACCATTCTAGTGCCTGAGCCAACTTCACCAGGCCAATAAGATGAATGATAATGGTATCTTCGCAACAAGTCACGAAAACTCACTATTCGTTCTCCTTGATAAACTAGATATTGGTTATCTTCTTTCACTATATCCGCATTAGTTCCAAATGTTTCAATTTCATTAGAACAATCGGGAGAATTTGATTCATCAGTACTCATAGCAAGTACATCAGGTGCTTCTTCCGCTTGTTGAACATACGGAGCAATGTCACTCTGTTGTTGAAAGTAAGATAGATTCTTCAGACTGTCAACAGTAGGAACGGAAAAGGCGATGTCTTCTCCTCCACTAACCCATACTTGTACTTTAACCGCAGCATTTGTATTGCTAGGAGTTGCTAATTCATTTACAACATAAACGCTGAGACAACCATTGTCATATTTATCACCAGCACCCACACTTGCAGTAGTACTAAAAGTGGGGAAAGTTGGAGCAAGATTTGCACCAGGCAAAAGATTCCACGCCCTAACATCGGCCCATTTAACCTCATATTCAAAATCTCTATCCTCTGAGATATCAATGGTAGTAGAGTAGACTTGATTGTAAGGAACGACTCCTGCATTGTTGGAACGTGGATTATAAACGATTCGCAATCGTCCACGATGATATTCAGAACAAATAACATTAAATCTAAACTTAATTGAACCCTGCCAGGCTCCAAAAGGATTAGCAGCAAAAGCAACAGCCGTGGGATGCACTTCAGTAACTGGGGATGCTGAAAGCGTCCGTACAAGAACAGGTGTAACTACCATAGACGCTAAAAGAGTGTCGGTGGTGGCAGACTCCGCCCAATCAAATTGTTGCCAAAAGGAAGGTCGTTGAGCAATTGCTGAAATAGCAAGTTCATCCTCTCCACCAAG